GTCCCCTTGTTCCCGCAGTCTAGCCGCCCAGAGAGATTTAATATTGTAGGGGGGAAGCAGATAAGTAACCTAGAAATGGCACAGCTAATCGCTAAAATAATAGGAAAGCCATTGAATTATGAGTTAATAGACGCTACTACAAGCAGAAGTGGTCATGATATGTTTTACGGACTAAGTGGAGAGAAATTATATAATTATGGCCATCGTTTTCCTAAGAATTTAGAGAAGTCTTTAGAGGATACGGTTACCTGGACAGTTAGAAATCCTAGATGGGTGGGATTATGAGATATTTGTTTCCCTTAAATCCCTACAACCAGCAAAGACAGTTCGAGAAGCCTGTATGGGTTTACCCTGCTCATTTAGCTATGTATGCTACTTATTTAAGGAATCAAGGTAATAGTGTTTATTGGGATTGGGAAGAAGATTTTGTTAATGGTGCAGGGGACAAGATAATATTAACAGACGACCAAATAAACGTGTCTTTTGAGAAACTCCCTTATCCAGACCGCATATTCACAGACGCTAAGAACCCTAGATGGCAAAGTTACGGGAATTACCGATGGCATCCTGCCACACACATGATGTCATCAAATCTTTGCTGGTATTCTAAGTGTACTTTCTGTATTGACACTAAGAAACTTGAAGATGGAGAAAAGCGTGGTATTCGAACAGTAGATCACGTCATGGAAGAAATAGACGACCTTATTAAACATGGATACAGAGAAGTTTTTGATGATTCAGGGACTTTCCCGATTGGTAAATGGCTAAACGAATTTTGCGTTAAGATGATGGTTAATAATCGTAAGGGAAAGATAAAGATAGGATGTAACATGAGGGTTGGTGAGGCCCCTTGGGAGATGATGGCTGGTGCCGGTTTTAGGTTTGTACTTGTGGGGATAGAATCTGCTAATCAGATTACACTAGACAAAATTAAAAAGAGCACTAAGGCAGAAGAAACAATCAAGGATATGAAAAGAGCAAGCGAATCTGGAATAAATATCCATGCCACATTTATGACGGGATATCCTTGGGAAACGGAGAAAGATGAACGAAGAACGATCGAACTCTGTCACTACCTACTCAGGAAGGGGTATATTAAGACTGCTCAAGCAAGTGTATACTCACCCCCTCGTACAAGCCCTAATCCTACTTCTATCGGTCATAAGTATTTGCCTAAGTTCTATGATGTTTATAAAAGCCCTGAATTTATTTTGAGGAAGTTTTCAGATATTAAATGTTGGGAGGATTTTACTTATCTTTTAAGGGGGGCTCGTTTAGTTACGGAGGAAAAATGCAGGAAATTATTACACAAAGCCTCATAATATTAGCAGTAAACTTTCTATTCTACGCTAAGACATTGAAATTTGAATATGTCAGCGACGACGTTCCATCTTCTCAACGCCCAAAAGAGAAGGGGTGGATTCAATGGTTCTGGGTATTTGAAGGAAAACTAAAATCAACTCCGAGGATAGACCATGCTATTACTACAGTTCTGCACTCTCTCGTTTGCGTTGGGATTTACCTTGGCTTTGGTTCTAATGACATTTCATTCTTGGCCGCGTTATTATTCTCGTTCAACCCAATTAACAATCAGGGATCAGTCTGGATAAGCGGGCGCGGATACGTTTTAAGTGCATTAGGGATGGTTTGGGCATTAGTTCTACCTATGGAGATGGGCGGACTAATGTTGCTGGGAGCGACCTATTCAAATGCGGGATTCCTATTGCCGGTAATCTTGCTTGGCTCAAGCCATCCTTATTTATTTATATTTGCGCCTTTGGTATGGCTATACCACTGGAAAAGGTTTAAGACTAACGTAGGGGCCAAGATGACTATGGAGTTATTGCCAGAGGACAGAGAATGGCATCCGCGCAAGTTCATGTTAGTTATAAAAACATTTGGCATATATCTTAGCCACGCGATTATACCAATCAAGACGACCTTCTATCATTCTTATTTAGAAAGCATTGCCGGTTGTAAGAAAGCTAATGCCTATACGCCTTGTAAGTTCTTTTGGTTTGGGACAGCATCAATATTACTAATGGCTTGGTATGTTATTTTTCATAAATGGGACATAATCTGTTTTGGGGTCCTTTGGTGGTGTGTTGGGATATCTCCTTTCGTGAATTTATATCGTATGCAACAGGAATTAGGAGAAAGGTATGTTTATGTTGCCAATATCGGACTTATGCTTATCCTTGCTTTTTATATACATAATAATCCGTATCTTGTCGCAGGATTCCTGATGATGTACGCTACAAAGATGTGGTTTTTCATGGACGGATACCAAAATGATTTCTGGATGGTAGAGTTCGCGCGTATGCACCAGCCTAAGTCTTGGTTTGCATGGCACATAGCAGCTATGAAAAGATGGGAGAAGCAATCATATACCGAAGCTGTGATATTCTGGGTAATCGCAAGGTCCTTAAGCCCAAAAGAATTTAAACTTCTTTATAATCTTGCCTCATCCTTAATGATGTTAAATAACAAGAAAGAAGCAATGGAACTTCTAGCACAGGCCAAGACTAATATTCCACGGGGCCAAGAGAAAGCGTGCGGAGAAATAATAAAAAACTTTGAAGAAGGAAAAGTAACTATTCTAATGTGAGGTGATAATGTTAAGTATTATATGTCCAAGTCATAATTGCGATACACAGAAGTTTATGGAAGAAATAGAGAATGAAGTCCCGGGAGACATTCAAATAATTGGTTGCAATGATCGAGAGGCCAAGGGTAAGGGATGGGCTATGAGAACAGCATTAGCTCAAGCTACCGGCACAACAGTTATATTTATCGACGGTGACGGTGACATATCCCCAAGAATGATTTTGAGGTTATTGCCTTATCTAAGGGACTATGACATTGTGTGCGGAGTGAAACCTATTAGTGGCAGATGGTCACGTAGAGTGCTATCGTATTTTTCACGCATTTATATAGCTTTACTCTTTGGAGTAAAAGTAGACAGCCAAACAGGGATAAAGGCTTTCAGAACATACGCCCTAGGGGATTGGTATAGCAATGGCTGGTTATTTGATTTAGAAATACTTTCAGTGGCTAAACAAAAAGGTATGAGCATGATAGAAGTGCCTATTGAATTTACGCCCGGCAACAAGAAAGTTAAATTAATATCAATATGGAAGACTCTAAAAGAAAGCTGGACATTATGGCTGGAACTGAGGTGATTTGCCCCTATTGCAATAAACGCCCCATCCTCCGCAAGACATGTGGACATTACACCTGTCAGTTCAAGAGACACATTTTACACATGAGATTAAACCGCAAGACCGATAGAGTTTGTCCTTCCCGTAGAGTATTAAAATAACCCCAGTATACAATATATTGTGAATAGTTATTGAATTATTTGCAATTGTACCTAGGTTTAATATACTAGAGCTATGGGACAAGGACAAATAACTGCACAGCAAGAAACCATCCGTCAGAAAGTCCTCACAAAGCTATGGGATTATGTAGATGAGAATTTTCACAAGTTTACTGAGGCCAATAAGTTAAAAGTCGTTGTTGCACTTTGCTCTAAGTCCATGCCACAGATAGTAGAGGGCTCTTACTCAGTCACCAAGATGCCAACAGTTAAGATAGATGGTAAAGAACAGGAGCTAGACCTTGGAAGCCGAATTGCCGACTATACTCCAAGTTCCAACTAAGCTATTGCCCCTTATCCAACAATTCAATGGCAAGAGATATTTCTTGATTGATGGCGGTAGAGGTGGTGGTAAGTCTCATGCTGTTGCAAGATGGATGCTTTACTTAGCAGAGAAATATTCACTAAGAATAGTTTGCGGCAGAGAGATACAGAACAGCATTAAGGAATCAGTTTATTCAATCCTCACCGATCTTATACAGCAGTACAATTTAAACTTCACCATACTAGCCAAGTCAATTATTCACCGTGATACAAAGACAGAGATTAACTTTCGAGGATTTAGAGAGCAGGGAGCTTTTAACCTACAAGGGATGGAAGGTATTGATATAGTCTGGATAGATGAAAGCCAAGCCTTAACCAAGCAGACCTTAGACATTCTTATCCCCACGATCCGCAAAGACAATGCCAAGATAATATTCACAATGAATAGGTTTGTGAGGAACGATCCTGCTTATGCGCAATTCATTGACCGAGACGATTGTTTACATATTCATCTTAACTACAATGACAATCCTTTCTGTACTAATGCGCTCAAGAAAGAAGCTATTGAGTGCCAGAAGAAGTCAATGGAAGACTACAACCATATATGGTTGGGCTTACCATTAGACAAGACAGAAGACTCTGTGTTTACACATACAGAGATTGATGGTGCCAAGAGGGCTGTCTATCCAAAGAGAATGGGATATGGCACAAGGATAGCAGGTTTTGATGTAGCTCGGTACGGTGATGATAAATGTGCTGGCGTAATTATTGAGCAGGTAGGAGCGTTACACTGGGAAGTTGTTTATGTCAATCAATGGGATCACAAGGACCTCAACTGGACAACTGGCGAGATTCTAAAGGTTCACACAGAGCAGAAGGTAGATAAGTCTATTGTTGATGAAGACGGTATAGGTTCAGGGCCTCTTGATACCTTGACTAAAGGCAGAGGCTTGGATAGTTTTACAGGGTTTAGGAATCCATCATTGGGATATGATAAAGATAGATTTTATGGTAATCCACGCACTTCAAATACGTACAGGCTTAAGGATATGATGCTCCAAGGACACATTCATATTACTGATGAGGGTTTATTGCAAGAGCTTGAGACTTTAAGATATGAGTACGATCATAACCAGCGCAGGATATTAGTGAGCAAAGAGAAGATGAAGAAGCAGGGGGTCAAGTCACCCAACATGGCAGATGCTTTGATAATGGCTGTGAGCTTAATAGATGAGGTTACAAAGAAACAACAGAATGTGTATGGGGCGATAGCTAACCAGCGCAGGCCACAATCAGACAACTTGTTTGAAATAGCGGGAGTTCGATGAAGATAGCAAAATACTTAATGGATAATTACTATGCTCACACGAATAGAATGGATATTGTACCGACTCATGAACAGATTAACCAAGCTATTCTGAATCATCCTAACAAGATAATCGTTGTAAGGGACAAGGGAATATGTGGGATGGCATGGTTTCTTACCTTATCAGATGAGACCTATCAACGATTAGAGGACATAGATATTTCAAGGGTTGATGTATTACAAGCCTTGTGTTTAGAGAACGGGAAGAACTTTCACTTTGTATTACTTGCGGCAAACGGATTTAAGACAATTAAGATAGGTTTACGCAGGGCAATGAAGTTAAAACCAAAAACAATAAGCTGGTGGAATCCCAACTTTACAAAACTACATAGGTATATATGCTAATCCCATTTATCATAGCAGGAGCAGCCGTAGCAGGAGCAGCTACATCAATAGTTTCAGCGGTGCAGTCCTCTGACCAAACTAAGAAAGCAACCGAGAACGCCGCTAATCAACAAGCAGCAGCTAACGCTGCATTGGTTACGGCTCAGGATACAGCAAGTAGCCAAGCACAAGCGGCATTAAGTCAGAAGCGTCAAGCGGCAGGTGCTAGCCAAGACGTTTATACTTCACCATTAGGACTAACAACCCAAGCTAATACTGCGCGTAAAACACTTTTAGGAAACTAATATGATAGGCACAGAAGAACCAAAGAAGGTTAATAACGCAAAGCCAAGAGCAGATCAACTCCTAGACACGTACAGGATGCACAAAGGATTAAGGTCTAACTTTGAATCTTATTGGCAGAGTCTACACGACTACTTTTATATCGAAGCAGAAGATGTCAATACAACCTATTACCCGGGGACAGAACTAAACGCGTCATACCTATACGACTCGACAACCCTAGAGAGTGCGGACGTCTTAGCATCCGGGTTTATGAATTATCTAACGCCACCTACAAGCAAGTGGTTTGGTTTGACCCCCAAGAACCCAAAGAACAGGGCCAATAAAGCAATATGTAAGTTCCTAGAAGATTGCACGGATGAAGTTAATTATGCGCTCAACAAATCGAATTTCTACAATCAAATCATTGCGTCGTATAAAGGATCGGGAGTGTACGGCACAAGCATTCTCATTGAAGAAGAAGACTTGGAAGATGACATACGATTTAACTCCCTCGCTATCAAGAACGTTGTTTTGGTTGAAGATGGAAGGGGAAGGGTTGTCCAATACTTCATAGAGTTTGAGTATACTGCCAGACAAGCAGAGAGCAAGTGGGGACGTAAGGCTTTAGCTAGGCCGTTACAAGAGGAGTTAGAGTCTGGTAGTGAGAAGGCCAATAAGCACCTATTTTTACTTTACATAGCGACACGTCACGCAAGAGAAGTGCAGAAGTCAGATAAGAAGAATATGCCGATAGAGGCGGTTTGGATAGACCAAGAATCGCGTGTAATCATAGATGAGAGCGGATACAATGAGTTTCCTGCGTTCTGTCATAGGTTTGACAAGAGGCCATCCATTGTGTGGGGATTCAGTCCGGGAATGAAGACGTTGCCATTCGCTCGCATCTTAAACGCTATTGCCAAGACTAATCTAAGGGCTATGATGAAAGCGACTGATCCAGCCATAGCGTTGCCAGACAATGCTTTCATCATGCCGTTTAATCAGAATCCTAGAGCGATTAACTATTACAATAAAAAGATTATGGATCGCGGGGCTGCAGACTTGTTTACTTTACAGGGTGGCGCTAATCCAGAAGTCGGTATGCAAGCGCTTGAGTATTACACTAATCGTGTCAAGGCCATGATGTACAACGATGTTTTCCTAGCTTTTGATGCAATAGATAAGCGCATGAACAATCCAGAGGTCATGGAAAGAATTAACGAAAAGATGACCATGTTGGGGCCTGCGGTTGGTAGGTATGTATCTGAGATGCTTAACCCTGCAATCATACGAACCTTGGGTATCCTAGCGCGCAGGGGACGCCTTCCAAAGCCTCCTGTAGAGTTCATGATGGATCCTGACTATGAGATTGACTGCGTAAGCCAATTAGCACAGGCACAGCGTAGAAGCGAGTTAAATGCTTTAGTTGGTGGTCTGACGATTGTTTCACAGATGGCTCAGTTTGCTCCACAGGTAACTGATGCGGTTGATCCTGATAAGGTAGTTAATGAAGTCTGGGCGATTACGGGTGCTCCTGACCGTGTGTTGAGGGATGATGCTGAGATAGCGCAGTTGAGGCAGGTCCGTGGTCAGATGGCAAAGCAACAACATGATATGCAGATGGCGCAACAAGGGGCGGCGACTGTGAAGGATGGCTCACAGGTAGATTTGAATGTTGCAAAGGCTAAAGCGCATACAGGGATAGTTCCCCAAACGAGGGCGCAATGACAGTTGCAGAAGCAAAGACATTAAAAGCTAATATACACGCCACGTTTGAGAGTGCTCATGGCAAAGAAACAATGAGGTATATTGAGAAGATAGGATGCTGGACTCCTACGGTATACGATTCAGGAGAGACAAACGAGATTATCGCCCGCGATGCTAACAGGCGCTTAATAGGAACTTTAAAGTCAATAATGATACTGACGGCTGAACAGATAGCCGCCTTAACGGAGGAATGATATGTCTGATCCATCAATGCCCACATATGCTTCAGGAACCATCGCTTTAATGAGTACAGACGTTATCGCAGACAGCTCAACGAATACGACAGGAAGCACAACATCTTTAGTACAGCTAAGAGCGATAGGGGTTGGTACATTTAATGCAGACCATAATAATTGGGCGTTGTCTAAGGGCACGCCACAAGGGTTTCCGGGGCTACAAACATGAGTCAACAATCAAGTTCAGCGCAGGATCCAACGTGTCCTACATATGCGGCCGGTACAATATCAACATCTAATGGTTCAGCTATTATGATGAATAATAACGATAGCGCGGCACCGGGGCAACCCAATGGATACGCCAATACGTTCCCGGCATTAACAGTTGGTTCGTTCAATGCCGGATGGACAAACGGATATTTAACACAAACAAAACAGCCGGTCTATAGTAATGGGCTGGCTTCTTTCGGAAACACGGGACTACAAAGTTAAAGGAGAGAGTATGTCAAGAACAGGTAGAGCGCATCCGCGCAGAGGTAGTATCAAAGTACCAACCAATCCAGCACAACCGAAAGGATAAGTATGCCAGAAACAATCGTGGACAACACAGCCGCCCCAGTCGTGGATAACGGAAGTGCCCAAGCAGCAGCTGCAGGTTTAGAAGCGGGAAGAATAGACCCTAATAGGGGCGCAGCATGGAAAGAACGCATAGCTAATGCCGATGTAAGAAACAGTCTTTCAAAGTTTGATGATACACCCGAAGGCATTGGGAAGCTTGCAGAGAGTTATAACAATCTTGAACAGCTCTTAGGACGCGACAAAGTCCCAATCCCTAAAGACATTAACGATGTTGAGGGATGGAATCGTTTGAGTAAAGCTTTAGGCGTTCCTGATAAGGCAGAAGGTTACGGCCTTGCGGATGCTTCTATACCGGCCGATCTTGCACAGATGGGTCTGACTTTAAACAAGAACGAGTTTGCAGAGGTCATGCACGCTCACAAGGTCCCACCGGGTGCTGTTAAGGGTATCTGGGATGTTTACCAACAAAAGGCTATAGGCGCTTACAAACAGGCTATGGTCAAACAGAAAGAGCAATTAACCAACACCGTTAATACGCTTCGGGGTGAGTGGGGAGATTCTTACGATACTAACGTCGAATTAGGACAGATGGTTATAAATAAGTTTTCAGATTCTAAAGAGACAAATGATAAGATCACTGCTTTGTTGTCGAGAGATCCTGCTGGTATTAAGTTTCTTGCTAAAGTGGGTGAGCAGTTTGCAGAGAACAAAGTTCCAGAGTTCCAAATGAAGCGATTCAGTTTAGCTCCTGAGGAAGCTTTGGAAGAAGTCACTAAGATCAAGATGGATATGGACGGCCCGTATATGAATAGCAAGGGTCGTTGGACACCTAAAGAACATGATGCGGCAGTTGACCGGGTGAACCATTTGCTCGGAGTATACCAAAAAGGCAGACAAGGGTAACCCCTGCTGATTGGTTTGTAGTGCGGACAAGCGAAAGCCCCGCGAATGTAGGTGGTTCCATGAGAGGCCCCGAAAGGATAAGCCAAACAAGAACAACAAACTTGAATTAACTTTATCTAAATAGGGGATGTCAAAATGGCCGATACGCAAAATGCTATCTACGCCCAAGCCTACTCACAAAACATTATGCAGTTGGCACAGCAGAAGTATTCCAAGCTGTACAACACAGTCTACATGAAGCCTAATGTCCGTGGTAAGGCTTTCTTTCAAGATCAGATTGGGCAATGGGCAATGTCCTTAAAAGCTGGTCGTAACTCGCAGACACCTAACAACGATCCTAACTTAGCACGTCGTATGGGTCTGATGTTTGATTACAACGATAACCGTTTGCTAGATAGAACAGACGAGTTAAAGGTAATCTCTGATCCTCGTAGTGCTTATACGATTGCTGCTGGTGCCTCATTGGGCCGTCAGATTGACGACACCATTCTGCAAACTGGTTTACTCGGGCTGTCTTACACAGGTGAGACTGGTTCTACAACCACGACAGCAGGTAACATCACTCTCATGTCGTCTGCTTCAATGACCTTGGCGCGTATCCTCGCTGTCAAGCAAGTCTTTGACGTGAACGATATTGAGATGGAAGATCGGTTTATCGTAATCCGTCCTGATGCTCTGGACAACTTACTTAACACTACAGCCTTTACTTCGAGCGATTACAACTCTGTAAAGAGCTTGGTGCGCGGTGAGATTGACAGCTTCTTAGGTTTCAAATGGATTATGTCAACCCGTATCGCGGCAGCTTCTACCTCAACACTTATCGGAGTGGCTTATCACCGCAATGGTATTTGTATGGCTATGGCAGATGCTCCTGTGGTGCGTACAGACGAACGTACTGACTTGTCGTATTCTTGGCAAGTGTATTATGAATTAAACATCGGCGCTGTCCGTCTTGAAGAACAACGCGTCGTTATTATGAATGAGGGCTAAACAGTAGGCAGAGAACCTACAAGGAGATTAAAATGGTTAATTATGTGTCTTCATACAGCACCCTGTATAACAGTGGTGCGTCAGGTGATAACCTTATCCCTGATGGTTATGTTCGGGCAGTTGAAAAAGTGTGGATTGATTCGTATATCTTCAATACCGCGTCAACTGCGTTAATGACTACGAGCGATACTTTGGTCATCGGTTATATCCCTGCGAATAAGAAAATCGTCGGTGTGGAAGTTTATCTTCCTACGACTTGGGCTCCTACGAATTGCGCTATCAACGTAGGCCCTTCTTATGCGACAGCCGTGTTGATTTCAAACTCTACTGCGTATGTGGGCGGGACGAACAGCACCCTAGTCTACAATGTGGTGAGAATGAATAATCAGCCGGGCTTCGCGTATGTAGTTACCTCTGGTACTACAGCCGTTTCTGGTGGTGTTATTCTTACCAACGTCAATACGCCTATATATCTCTCATTGACAGGCGCAAACTTGACTACACCAACATCTGGTACGTTAAGCACTATCATACGTTATACCTAATCTTCAAGGGGCGAAAGCGAAAGTGAGTAGCCCCTGAAAGGTTTTATGACCATTGCAAATTCACAAACTCTGATAGTAAACAAAGCCCTTGTTCTTTGTGGGGCTGCTACGATCACAAACATTACAGACAATTCGCCTAATGCGATCGCCTTGAACAACGTATATGAGCTTTCTTTACAGTCTATTCTTTCCGAATGTAAATGGAATTTTTGTACGATAAGGAATATGCCGTCGGTATTGGCTTCTAGTTCAACGACATACCCTGCTTTCTTAATGCCCGGAGAAGTTGTTGTTTACGCTTTACCAAGCAACGTGATAAGGATATGGCAAACAAATCCTATTAACGCACGGGTGCGCGAGGAGAGTGGTAATTTAATTTCAGACACAGTCAATCTTGGAATCTTCTATACATATTATGATGACAATCCTAATGACTATCCGAGCTATTTCCTTGACGCTTTTATAGATAAACTTTGTTCTGACATAGCATATTTAATAATAAACAATGCACAGATAGCAGCATCATTCTTAAAGAAGTATGAGGGCGTTTCTCTGCCTAAAGCCATGTCATCAAATTCACAAACAGGTATTCAGCAAATGCCCAGAGATGGCGCTTGGGTAAATGCTAAATTCTATGATAGCGGTAATTACGATCCGTCTGAAGGCGCGGTCGCAATCTAGAAGGATATTATGCCATCGGTAACAATATCAACAACGCCAATTCTTATATATGATATTAACCAGTATAGACTTGATGCGATTGTAACGAATAATTCTAGTGTGACTTGTTACATAGGGCCTAACGGCACTATCAGCCCGTCAAACACAATCTATTTAAATCAGAATGACGTGTTTGTAGATGACTACACGGGAATAAAAGGATATCGTGGTCAGCTTTGGGGGGTGACCTCTAGCGGAACGGCAACGATTACTTGGTGGGAGAGGGATCAATGAGTTCAAGTCTGATACGGGCAACGTCTTCTGTTATCCCTGAATTAACATCAGACCCCTCTAGTCCTAGCCCTCAACAAGCTTGGGTTTTAGTAACTCAAAGCGGTCATGGTGTGGTGGGTGGTGGTAAGTTAAGGAGTTTTCTTGGACTTGGGTTTACATATGTTTCGGCAGGATCAGGCGGGACCATTAGTTATAGTTACCAGTTTTCTTATCGCACGAATGAAGGAACAACTAAGAGAGTGATGATTTCATAATATGTCAACCACAAATCAATTCACGATAGATACGGGGTCAACGATATACGTTGGTTCGTTTTTAATCACACAGAGCGCTGTGCAGGTGAATCTTCCTATAAGTGTTTTAGTTGATGGGACGGGCGCAGAGAAAGGGTTGCCAACGAACCCCTATTACGTCATTCCTTCGGGCGGTTCAACCACGATAACAGGTAGCGTTTCTATATTAAGCGCACCGGCATCAACTACAAACTCTGTCATCACGGTTCTACCGTCTATTACAGGAAGCGTTACTGTCTTAAGTATGCCTGCGTCTACAACAAATTCGGTCATAACTGTACTTCCTTCGATCACGGGTAGCGTGACGGTATTAAACGCTTCGACAACAAATTCAGTCATAACTGTTCTACCTGCCATAACTGGAAGCGTGTCTATTGTTAATCCTATTACTGGCTCGGTGTCTTTAGTGGTTATGCCAAGCTATAGTTCGGCAACGATTAACGTAGGCACAGCAGGGACATCAATCATAGTTCCTTCAATAGCGACAAATGCAATCTATTTAACAAGTATTTTAGTGAGCAACGGAAACACTGCTGGCACAATTTATTTTGGATATGGTACAGGGGCAACAGCACCGACGACAACGGCTATAAATATTCAAACATTGTATTTTGCAGCAAACGGCGGTATGACTTATCCCATACCTCAACAAACGCCTATAAAGATACCAGCATCAAATAATTTTATTTGTACAGTAAACTCTGCGGGATCGTTGAGTATTCTAGTTAATTATTATGTAGCACCATAAAAATATGTCTGAATTCTTAATTAAAGCAAGCGGTCATTGGCAAGACGATTATACGCAAGACCAAATCAATGCGTTAAGTCCAGCACAGTTAGCTGATTTTAATGCAAGAGTTCAGCCTGGGGATATTATTGTTGTTCGTGATGATGGATGGGGATGGGAAGATATGGAATGTCCGCCTAATTTCATTGTTATCCAATGTCCTGACATTGCCCTAGCAGATGCACAGCAATATGAAGGAGCATTGTACGATAATACAAACCCGCAGAATCCGATATTATTAAAGTGTTTTCAGTACAGCGTTTCAACTGATGTGGTTCAATCAGGATTAACTGGTGTAAGTAGCGGTAATATTAAGAATGGTGGAACTTTGCAGAATCCTACTGGCATTATAGGAATATTACCTTTAGATGGCCCAACATTTACAAGTAGTGTTATTAAAAAGGCACAATGATTACTTGGATAACGGGAAATAGCGGTTCAGGAAAAACAACTTTAGCAAAAAGGCTAAAGAAGAATGAGGTTATCCTTGATGGTGATGACATGAGAGCCGTATGGCCAGGACTTGGGTTTTCGCAGGAAGATAGAATAGAGCAGAACATGAGAGTGGCAAGATTGGCTAAGAATCTTGAATCTCAAGGGTTTGATGTGATAGTTTCAACTATTTGTCCCTATAAAGAATTAAGGAGTCAGGTTCAGGAAATAACAAATTGTAGATTTGTTTATTTAGAAGGCGGTAAGACAGGCGATGACTACCCTTTTGAAATCTAGCGTTATTCCAAGGGTGTGTGTTTGTTGTCAACCTCGTTCTGGCTCTTCAATGGTAATGAGGATGTTATCGTTTGGGGGATTGATTGTAAGAAATGATGATTATTTAAATATAAAAGAAGCATTAGAAACCTATAGAAATCCATATGGATTCTTTGAAGATGAAAGAGTTGCAAATCGAACAGATGGATGCACTAAATTAATGTCTGTTTGTATGCTTCAAGGTACGCAAGGTATGAAGTTAATATATTTGCAAAGGTCAATCAAAGAAATGCAATCATCTTGGGATGATATTTATACAAGAGAAATGTTTCTTGGAATTAAAACATTAAAACGCAATGTTACAGAAGTAGTTGCGCCAGATGACTGGGATAAAGTTTTTACAGGCAGAAATGATATTTTAAGATTGGAATATAATGCAATATGTAAAGACCCATTAATGGCTGCAAAACAAATTGCGGATTTTATTAATACGGATGATTTCAAATTTAATTATATTAAAGCATCAACAGCAGTAGACAGTTCTTTATATATCGACAGGAGAAAATAGTGGCAACGCCTTTTACAGTTTCAGTTATGCCATCATCGGGAGATTTCTCATCTCTTAATGCAGCTTTGGTTGCTTGCGAATGTGATTTAACGGCTGCATCTACGGGGGTGTTTTCCATTACTGGTGGAATTACTGGAACAATGACAGACAATACTTCCGTAACTGGCCTGACTTCTGGAGCAACAGGAACTTGCGTTCATGCTTCATCTGTCAATTCACAAATTCTAATTATATCAATTTCAGGAACTTTTCAAAATGGTGAAATTGTCTACGAAACTTTAGGAACAAATTACGTTACTCTTGGGAGCGTCAGAGCAAGCCCTTATTTAAACATAAAGATTGATGGAACATGGTCAAGTCCAGATACGACGGCTGTTACTATTTCAGGATATACCTGTTCATCTACGAATTATATAAATATTTATACAACACCAACGGCAAGACATAATGGAACTGTTAGCCAAGGTTATATGTTATATCCTTCTTCTAGTGGGGCAAATTGTATTGGAACTCTAGCTCCAATATATTTGAATATTACGGGATTAATCCTTAAAACTCGTGTGCAAGCATATAGTAGTCCTTCGTGTATTTTTCTAGGGTATCAAGGTACATCATTTTATATATCCGACAATATTCTGATTAGTGATAATGGTACCATTAATCATTCTTCAACGACAGGAGTACAATCCTATAATAATCATGGGAGTGTATATGTTTGGAACAATCTTATTTATGCTTTACAGGGAACAAATTCTTGCGGAATACTTTCTGGAGGAAATTATTATGACAATATTTTTGTATATAACAATACTGTTGTAAATTGCGTTGTCGGCATAAATGCTCAAGGAACAACAAAACCAGTTTGGTTAATCAAGAATAATATCTGCGTAAACAATTCAACCGCCGATTATAGTTTTACAAATTCATCGGTATTTAGTTCACTTTCAACTAATAATCTTTCAAGCGATGCAACTTGTCCTAATATTGGGACGTATCATACAGGAGCAACAGTAACTTTTGTTAATTCGGGAAGTGGTAATTTCAACCTTGGAGCAAGCGATACTGGCGCAACTGGACTTGGTGCAAATCTTTCAGCAGATACTTATATTCCTTTTTCAAATGATATTGTAGGAACATCCCGTACTGTCCCTTGGGACATTGGGGCGTTTAAGGCGACAACAGTAGCGGTATCAGCTAAAGGAATAATGAACCTTAAAACAGGATGGTGGGGGGACATTTGAATAATCTTGATCGCGGGAGGGAGTGATGGAAGAGCGTAGAGAATTAAACACAAGAATAGTAACCTTCATGGCTAAAGCCGAAGAGAAGCTGGAAACTATACACGTTGACATTATTGAACTGAACAAAAAAGTTGCTATTCAGAATGGTAGAGTTTCTGAGCTAGAACATGATAGGTCTATCCTAGAGGGAAAGAGACTCCTTGTAAAACAAATATCTTGGGTATCAGGAGGAGTGATTTCACTTGTTACTTTACTTGTGTTGATTGCCGACCATTTTAAAAAATGAACGAAGAATACATCAAACACAAGATTCAAGAACTAACTCCCGATTGCCATGAAGGGCAAAGGGATGAACTTACTAAATGGATTTTAGAGCACATGGAACTTAAACCGGAGAAGCCTTATGGGAGGGGGTCGATATGAAATTCTTACAAATGGTCGATGGTAACAAAACGTACATTTGCGCAATAGGAGCGGCAGTATTCACCTTAATCCATTTTTTTATTGTGAGTGACTACAGCTTATCATCTTTTATAGTGCTATCGCAGCAAGCCACTATAGTTGCCGCAGTAGCGGCTTTGCGTCATGGGATCGCAAAGGTGGGGAATCAGGGAGTAATTACTACAGGGGGTCAGCAATGAGTTTTCTATCTACAGTAGATACAGATTTAGGGTACATCAAAACATGGTTAGTTTCAGTTGAGGAAGAGCTTGTAACAATCATTAAGGCTATTATCACTGCTGAGCAAGTGGAGATAACCACAACGATTATTCCACTATTGAAATCAGCGGCAGTTACATTACAAAATGAATCTCCGGGATTGAGTGCAGCTACGTTTATTCCTGCTTTAGTTGCGGCAGTTATTCCAATCTTACCAGTAGCGTTGAAGGACCTAGAGGTTACAGCAATCTCTACATTCGCTTCTGTTATTGCAGGACAGCTAAATGTTCCTAATACCACTGGCAATCAAGGGATTGTTACAACTGGTAGCTAATACGCTTTCAGCTACAGGGGTTCCGCATAGGATTGATATTTACTTTTTTACTGTACACTGGAAATTCTAATGAAAATTGAAACAATACAAACGTCTTTTGTTGGCGGCGAGTTCGGCCCTTCCTTGCTTGGGAGGGTCGATGTTGCCCAATATAAGAACGCTGCCGCCTTAGTTCAAAACTGGCTCATCCGTCCTTTTGGGTCTATTGTTACGACTCCCGGTCTTGAGTATGTAAATCAATGCGTTACGGGCGGATCAACGACTATCGCAGGGATAAGGATAATTCCATTCCAGTTTTCGGTAACTGATTCCTATATTATAGAGATGGGAGTTGGGTACTTTCAGTTCTATACAAATGATGGGTTGGTTGTTTCTAATAGTACGGCGTATCAAGTATCCCATACTTACGCATCTGCTGATATATCTTCAGTCCAGTATTGCCAGAATCACGATGTAATTTATTTATTTCACGGCAATTACCCACCACAGACCTTGAATAGATATGGTTCTACAAACTGGACTCTGACCCCGTTTAATTACACTGGCGGGCCCTTCATGGCATCCAATACGTCTTCAACCACTATAACTATAGGAAGCGCTTCATCTGGGGCTTCTACGACGTTTGTGGCATCAAGCGCTATATTAACGCCAAGTAGTTCTACGGTTGGTCATGTGGGGTCGTTTTGGTCAATAGGTTCAACGATTACAAGCGCAACTACTGGCCTAGCTGTTCAAGGGTATGTTCAAATCACCGCTATTACAAACCCGTCAACGGCTACCTGTACGGTTATAAGTGCCTTACAAACGGCGGGACCAACGGCTATTTGGGCAGAGGGATCATGGTCTGCGGTCAGAGGTTATCCGGCGCGGTGTACTTTCTTTCAATCAAGGCTATTTGCCGCTAGAACTACGAACGAACCCCAAACAGTATGGGGATCACAAAGCTTTGTATTTAATAATTTCTCTGTAAATGGTGGGGCTGATGATGATGCTTTAAATCTTCAATTATCGGCTACGCAAGGAAACGACGTTAAATGGCTTGCTCCCATGAATGACTTAATCGTAGGAACTTACGGGGGTGAGTTTTGTATTAGTGCCGGGATAGGAACGGGCAACCCATTAACTCCTTCTTCTGTGGGGGTTATTCAGCAGACCTCGTGGGGTTCAGAATCGGTAGTTCCTAAAAAGATAGGTAACTTTGCGTATTATATTCAACGTGGATTCCAGAAGCTCAGGGAAATATCTTATATCTGGACTTCCGCAAATTATAAATCTATTGATAAAACAATCCTTTCACCGCAAATAAATGGTGGCGGTTTCCTAGATATAGCCTATCAACAGAATCCCGATACGATTCTTTGGTGTTTATGTACAAACGGTACTTTGGCAACAATGACACGGGAAGTCGATCAGGACGTGCAAGCGTGGACACGTCAGGTAACAGCAGGATCGTTTGCTTCAATCGCAATCATTCCTTCCCAGTATGGGTCGTATGATGAGGTCTGGGCGGTAGTCACAAGAAGAATAAATGGGAATCTCGTTAATTACATAGAACGATTTGCAAGCCAATTACTTACGATGCAGGGCACAGGGTCTCTTGTTCCTCAACAGGATCAGGTTTTCTATGTGCATTGTGGACTTACATATAACGCTTTCTCGGCTACGTCTTCACCCACGGCAACGTCTATAAGCATAGGCGCAGGATACGGAACGACAGGATCAACAGTTGTTATTACTTCGTCAGCAGTTTATTTTGTTGTCGGGGACGTTGGAGATCGTCTTAGGGCGGTGGATTCTTTTGATAACATTCAAGGTGAAATAACTATAACAGGTTACACTTCAAGCACGATTATTGTAGGCACCGTCACATATCCTTTTACCGCACCAAGCTACTCGTCCGGATCTTGGGGGGTTTCGGTAACTAACATATCAGGATTAAATCAGCTTATAGGCTCTACGGTAGTAGTTTGCGCGGATGGCGGGGTTGATTATCCATCTAAGGTAGTTAGTACGGCAGGCACTATTACGCTTGCATATAATTATTTCGTGGTTACGGTTGGACTTCAAGCGGTGAGTTCTTTGCTTACGCTTCCTCAAGAAGCGGCTGCAGAACGCGGAACGGCACAGGGCAAGAAACAAAGAATAAATGAAATTGCTTTCAAATTGAATAATTCGTATACTGGTTTCTGGATTAGCGGAACCACTGGAACTTTGTTCCAGCCGGTAGGAAGAAGTCCACAAACGGTATTAGGAGTTCCTCCTTCATTGGTTACAGGGATTCTGCCTAATATATCTTTTTCTGATGACTATAGGTACGGCTCACAAGTTTATATCACAGTTACAGATCCTTTGCCGGTTGAGATTTTAAATATTATAACTACTCTTGAGACGTTTGAGAAGTGAGGTAATTATGGGGTTTTCGGGAGCTTTACTAGCAATGAGCGCAGTTCAGGGGATTTCTGCGATAGGTCAGGGCTATGCACAGGGAGCAGAAGACAAATATAATGCACAGATAGCAACTAACCAAGCTTCTGCCATACAGGTCCAAGGACAGATTCAGCAGGGCCAGCTAACTCGTCAGGGCGGACAGATGATGGCTCGTTTTCAAGCGGTGGCTGGTGCGGCTGGCTTAGAGCCTACGGGTTCGGTGGCGGCGGTAGAGCTTAATAACCAAACGCAAATTGAGACAGATAAAGCCATTGCTCAATATAATACGACTATGGGCATGAACTCTGCTACAGATCGCGCCAAGATGCTTAAGCAACAAGCATCTCAGGACGTAACATCAGGATACACAAACGCTTTTAGTGATATGTTAAAAGGTGTTTCAAATTATGCAATGTATAACCTAAAAGCACCCAATTCAATAAATACCAGCGGCGCTCCCGTTTATGGAGGTTCGTAATGCCTCAATTCCCAATATACGATTCTCAATCAAATATCAATCCTAATATCCAAGCTCCTGAACGTCATCAGGTTGCAGATGCTTTTAAGGCGACTAACGAACTAAATTCTACCGTTCAGGACTTAACTCAAAAGTGGTCAGACCGTAACGATGTCATGCAAGAAACAAAGGCAAAGACTAATGCGGAGATAGCTTTTGCCCAACAGGAACAAGCGGCCATTCAAGACCCTAATCCTGAAAACGCTGAAATGCACATTAAAGCAATTAACGACGTAATGGGTCAGGCGACTAAGGGGATTGACAACCAAGAAGTTGCAGGGCAAGTGGGTCTTGATATTCAGCATTTAGGTTTTCTTACAGGAATAAAAATACAAGATGAATTTAAAAAGAAACAAATATTCGCTAATGACCAGAGGCTTGACCAGTTATCTACTACAACAGCGCAGAGCGTCGCAACAGCAGTAAGCCCGGCAGCAGGTCAACAAGACGAAGATAATTTTATGGCAACGCTCCAATCTAACCAGTCCAGAGGGTTAATTACTCCTGAACGCGCTAACGCTCTGGTTAAACAATACAAAGTTAGCGTGGTAACAAATAAAATCTTACAGAGTAATTCTACAAATCCTGATGATTATAAGAGTGTAACCGAAGGTGCTGGATTAGATATAAAAGAATCAAGCGAAGTTCAAAAAATGGTAGCTGCTCATATCAAACAAGTTAAAGAACAAGACGTGGTTAATCAATTTAATAGTCGTGTTTCTACGATTAAAGGAATAGCGACGGGAGAGATAGATTGGAGAAGCGCAGATAAAATAAACGAAATATCGAAAAAAGATTCTAAATTAGGGGATGCCTTACAGATGGTTTTTGACAAACAATCGCAAGGTCAAGAGTATCAGCCTAAGTCATCCAATGATGATGACTACGCAAATTCAGTTACTAAGCTTTTTCAGTCTAAAACAAAAGAAGAAATCAGTGATTACTTAGTAGACGCCTTAAAGAATCCAAATATGGATGAAGATAAAATGGCAATATTGGTTAATGCCGCAGAAGACAGAGCAAAAGCTTTGCCACCGAAAGGATTAAAAGACATTAATCCCGGGCAGGTTGCTATTGATGGTGGATTCAACGCAGTCGAAAGATGGAACAGGGCGCACGGGAATAATGATCCGCAAGTCTTAAATGATTACATAAAAGAAATCCATGCAGGAAAATCGCCAGTAGAGGCATACCAAACAGCTATTGAGACTCGCCAAAAGAAAACCAACCCTGCAAGAAGTCAGTACCAAATGGGGCAAATAATTTTTAATCAGAAAACAGGAACGTCGGCAGAAGTTGTAGGATTTAATGATAGTGGCGCACCTTTAGTGAGAGTAAAACATGGCAAACGACCAACAGACAAACCCACAGGCAAGCCCGAAAAGTCAGCAGAGTAATACTGCCGTTCTTGAACCTCAAGGCGACACTATGACTTTAGGCGATTTCATGTCTCAAAACGCCACGCCTGAACAAGCTACTCAACCTAAAGACGTAATGACCCTTGATGATTTTAATAACGGAACAGTTACTCAACATCAAGACACCAAGCCTTTAGCACCAGAACATAAAATTGGATTCGTTAAAGGATTAGGAATGAGACTCTATGCCGGGATGGAAGAAGGGTCTGCTAATCTCTTGGAGTTTGTTGGTCTTGGCGATTTAGATAAAGGGGCGATTGAAAAATCCCGCAAGATCGCGGGAGATATTTACAAACAAACCGATTCAGATAATTTTGGCATTAAGCAAGCAAATGAGTTAGCTCGAAGTTTCGGGGAGTTGGGCGTTACGTTACCAATGGATATAATGACCGGGGCGACTTCAAAGGTGGCTTTAGCCGGTAAAGTCCTTCCTGCTGTTGAAAGTGCTCTGAGTAACTTGCCAGATTTCGCTTTAGGTTCAGGATGGCGTGGACTTCAAGAAAGCTTACAGAAATCAATTAAGGCGGGTGAAAGTCCTATTTCGGCTGTTCCTAAGGCTATCGGTCAGGCAGGGGCTAATGTGGCTCTAAATGCGGCTTATGCGGCTTCTGGCACAGGATGGTCAGGAATAGGTAAGATGGCGGCTATAGGAGGCTCTATGGCAGCTGCAGACGCATTAGGCAAGGGAAGATACCCTACCAAAGAAGAAATGGCTTCTGGGGTGGCGCAGGGGGCAGCTTACGGGGTGATTTTTACCCTTCTACCACACTTGGCACAAGGAAGTAAGCTCGGTCCTGAACAGACAGCTATTAAAGGCTACCAAGATATAATTGATATCCAAATGAAAGAGGGCGACTTCCAAGGAGTTAAAGACACTGTGGAAGTAATGGGCAAAGACCCTGATATAAGACCAGAGATTAGAGTGGTGGTTGATAAAACTTTAGAAACATCACAAAAGCCTCATTATCAAGGTCAGATAGATGAAAAAGGTAAGATTTCTTGGAAACCTATTGAATCACCAATCGAAGCCCCCGTTGAAGGGGAACCGCCAGTAATCAAGACAAGTGAACTGTCTAAAAATGTCTTGGCTGACGCTATCAAAGCAGGGCTGAAAGAGGAGCAAGTAAACAAGGGCGAACTGCCTACCCACGAAGTCAGGAATACTGATGATGTCGGAGCAAGAGCGTCAGAATTTATCAATCAGAATCACGACCTTGCTATGAAGATTGCAAAAGGTGAAGCTCCTGAACAGGATGATTTACGCGCACAAGAGTTATATACTGCTTTACGCATTAAGGCACAGGTTGAAGGTGATGTTGAAACCCTGATGGAGTTAGCCCGTTCAGATAAAGCGGCGGCTATGGCTACTGAATTAGGCCAAAGGGTTAAGGCGTTAGACGCTCACGATCCTAATGACGTAGTGAAGTCTATTCGTGAGGTGAACAAGTCAAGGGAATTAGAAAGCAAAAAACAGAGCAAAAAGATAACAAGTGAAAAAAAGAAAGTAAGTGGGATAATTGAAAAAGCAATAAAGAAAGAAAATTCTAAAATAAAAACATGGAAAGAGTTAGTTGAAACGATAAGGTGCAAATAATGTGGTGCTTACGCAAAGAATTAGCTGATGTTTTTAGTGCGAAGATTACGTCTGGGGAGATTACGCCAGAAACGTTAAGCGAAATGTCCCCCGCCCAACTACACGGGTACTTTTCGTCTTTTATGGATGAGAAAAATGCTACTGAAATAAGTGCTTTGATTGAGAGTAAAGTTCTTCTTAAAAACCAAGAACAAGGAATGATAACCGCAATGCAACAAGTTCTTGGACTTAAAAAGCCTCCCGCGAGGGATGTTGTTTCCAAAATAGCGAAGTTGGATAAATTACTAACCCCAGAAGACAAAGAAAAATTTGCGGCTGACCTTGTTTCTAAGAAATTAGGACTAAAACAACCCGTGTCAGTTGAAGAAGCAAAGGAAATCGCAAGACTCTCTAAACTCGCTACCGAAGCACAAAAGAACAAAAAGAATGATTTTAAGTCTATTGCGGACGCTGGCGTTAAACAGCTTGATTTAGTTGACTACATAAATTCTTTGAAACCGCAAGGAAATCCTTGGCTAAACTTAGCGCAGTATACTTCACTTCCACAAACTTGCCTAACCACGATAACTCACTTCTCTGCACCATTCGTACAGAACTACGGGATGATCGGGACTAAAGAATGGTATCAGGGTTTACCAAAGATGTTTAATTATTGGAAAAATGAGTCTGCTTATAAAGAACTTCAAGGATATATTTCTGCTCATCCTTATCACGCACAGGCAAAAGCGGCTAAACTTGGTATTACGAAATTAGGAGACGCATTAACGGAACGCGAAGAAGCGACATATTCAAGCTTGTTAGAACATATCCCCGGATTAAGAGTGCCTGTGAAAATGTCGAACAGGGCTTTTGCAGGGTATAACAACTACGTTCGTTTTACCCGTTTCTGCAATATCCTCGACGCTCTTAAAATGAGGGGGGAAGATATAAGTGTCGGTTCTAAAGCGGTTCGTGATGTTGCTATAATTGTTAATGACTTTACGGGGCGTGGTGCGCTCGGCGTAGATGATATTTATGCAAATACCTCACCTGTATTAAACACCTTTTTGTTTACTCCCCGGGGCCTGTCCTCAATTATCGGGATGTTTGACCCTATAAAGTACGCTAAATTAGACCCGTATGTCAGGTATCAGGGATTAAAGCAATTAGCAAGCATGGCTTTGGTAACCGCAGGGATATTGGAGTTAGCTCAAGTAGGTGGTGCAAAAGTTGATTGGAAAACTATAACTTTTAAATTCGGAAAAACAACCTTTAGCCCTGCAGGTAGGATTTCTACTTACTTAAAACTTTGGGAAACTATGATTACGGGTAAGAAAGTCAACGCAGAAGGTATTTCTTATGACATCACTAAAGGATATAAGGCAGAAGGTCGTCTTGGGGTAATAGGAGATTTCTTTAGAGGGAAACTTGCACCTTTTATGGCGACTATAGTTGACGCGGCAGCAGGCGGCGATCAGGCAGGGAATAAATTCGACATAGGGACAAAAGAAGGGATTACTAAATTCGCCAAAACCGAAGCATATAATAAAATGACCATGATTACTGTTCAGGATTTTATCAATATGGCGACAAATGACCCCAATAATTTAAGGGCGATTATTACGTCTCCTCTGGCGATATTCGGGATGGACATGAGAAGTGATGGTGAGTCTAAATGGGATAAAGACAGTGGTAAAATAATGGGACAGTTTTACAGTGCGGTTGGTAAAGAAAAGTTCTCAAAAGCAAACAAAGAATATAACCAGAAATTTGACGACTGGATGAGTAAAGCGGAAAAAGATTCTAAGTTTAAGTCTTTGTCAGATGAAGATAAAATGGCACAAATAAGCGCAGAAAAGAAAAGAATAAAAAGTGATATATTTAGAGAAAATGACTTTAGATATAAACAGGGTCGCAGAAAGAAATTCACGATATTGAGTGAGGACGAATGATCGATCCGTGGGATTGGGAAGACGAAGAAGATGAAGGTGATGGAGAGCTGGGGGTAGATTTTCCTTTAATTATGGCTGCACCTGATGACGGGCCAGACGACTACTGGGGGGACTAGATGAAGCTCGGAGAAAGAATGGACATTGTAACGCTTGCAATTAAAGGCCATTGTTCTATTATTGTGGGAACAAAACTTGTGGAGGAACTTGTTAAGGTCTTGGGAATGAATAAAGCCCATGACCCAGTAGTTTATGATTACCCCGTCGGTGGTAGTGGCGGAACGGGATATACTTACATCCAACCAATTACCGAAAGCTTTATAGCGTTTGACGCATGGCCTGATTTTGGTGGAGCGTATTTAATTATTTGCTCATGCAAGACTGTAAATTTGAATAAAGTAAATAAAAAGGTTCGGGCATTGGGGTTTAAGATAAAACAAATAAAGGCACATGAATTGAGGTTAAAAAATGGACTTCTCTAAGAAATGCGTGATGATAATAGATAACGGTCTCTTTGTGGAACTAGCTGTAACTTTGTCAAAAACATTTGGTAAGGTATATTATCACACCCCGTGGGTAAACGCCTTCCCCCAATCAAACACTAGATTAGTAGGAACTGGCATACCAAATGTGACACGTATTAATGACTATTGGGAAGTGAAAGATGAGGTTGATTTATGGGTTTTTCCTGATATTTATTGCGGAGGTCTACAACTTGAATTAGAGTCACAGGGCAAAAGGGTTTGGGGTTCGCGCAACGGTGACGAATTAGAACTTTATCGGCCTGAGACAAAGAAATATCTTAAAAGCGTAGGAGTTAATATTGGGAAATATGAAGTCATTACAGGGATGGACAATCTCCGTGAATACTTGAAAGAGAATGACGATCAGTATGTAAAGGTTTCAACTACTCGCGGCGATATGGAAACATTCCGTTCTAAGAATTATAATCTGATAGAGCCTAAATTAGACGAATTGGAATATAAATTAGGAGCCAAGAAAACTATCATGCAGTGGGTTGTTGAGGACGCTATTAAAGATGCTGTAGAAGTGGGGTATGATGGGTACACCGTAGACGGTCAATTTCCTAAACACGCAATGGCAGGTATTGAGATTAAGGATAAGTCTTATCTTGGCATATTCAAAGAATACGCCAAAATGCCAAAACAGATTCTAGATGTAAACTCAAAAGTCTCCCCAGCCCTTAAAGAGTATGGCTATAAGAATTTCTTTTGTTGTGAAATGAGGATTACTAAGGATGGAACACCTTGGGTAATTGATCCCATGACACGCTTTGGAAGTCCTCCGGGTGAGTTGGTTCAGAATATGTATACTAATTTAGCTGAAATATTGTGGTTTGGCGCAGAGGGGATATTAATAGAGCCTATTTGTGAAGGTAAGTTTGGGGCGGAAGTTCTTATTCATTCTTCTTGGGCAGACACTAATTGGCAGCCGATTGATTTTCCGATAGAGTTAAGAGATCAATATAAGTTTAGAAATCTTGCTATAATTAATAATAAGTATTACGTTGTCCCACAGGGCGTAGGATTGCCCGAGATTGGGGCTGTAGTGGCTACTGGTGACACGAAAGAAGAAGCGATATCCAAGTGTAAGGAGTATTGCGAACAAATCGAAGGACACTATATAGAGACTTACGCAGACAGTTTAGATGAAGCAACGGAACAAGAAGCTAAATTAAAGGAGTTTGGTATTACTATCTAGGAGGGTATATGTCAGTATCTACGACTTCGAGTACGCAGGTTTTCGCGGGGGGACAAAGCGTATTAACTTTCAACTTCCGCGCTTTAACAGCGTTTCCTAATTATATAAACGTCAGTGCGATTGCTTTGACAGGGGGAACGGTAACAGCACTTTCATATAGCACCCAATATACCGTTTTTGTTAATTCAAATGGCGTTGGTGGTACGGTGACGGTTTCTCCTACATACGGGACTAATTACAATTACCTTGTTTATAGGACTACTGCTTTGTTGCAAAGCTCATCCTTTAGTGCTTACAACGTATTCCCTGCAAGTACCGTAGAGAATGGCCTTGACCAGCTTACAATGATAGATCAAGAGAGAGTTAATAATACTCCTTTTGTTTCATATCAAATCGGAACGTCTTCGACATACAGCACTATTATTCCAACCCCGTCAATAGGTACGGTTTTAGGTTCAGATCCTACGGGGACTATGTTTATTAACGTACCACCGGGGCCAACGGGCTCTACTGGTGCTACGGGTCCTCAGGGCCCGTCAGGAAGCACTTTGACAGTTTCTTCCTCAACATCAGATTTAACCATAGTAACAACTTCAACAACGGCTGTTTTTACTGTTGTTTCTTCAACTAATGCTGCAAGTACCATAGTTAAAACTGACGCAGGTGGGTACATTCATGTTTTTTATCCTTATATAAAAGTTACAAATACACAAGCTCAAAACACTGGTGGAGGAGGAACTACGTCAGGATCTTGGCAAACAAACACATTAAATACAAAAGATTATGATACTGCCTCAATAGCAACCCTAAGCACTAGTAGCAGTATCATCACTTTGCCAACAGGCACTTATCTAGTTAGCGCTGTTTCTATATTTCATGGAACTGGCACTTCAATTAATACTTATTCTTCCAGATTGTACAATTCATCATCTTCATCTGTCCTTTTAACTGGTACTGCTGGATATGAAAACGCATCTAACATAGACTGCTATTCTTTTATAAAAGGTCTAATTACTATTGTTGGTAGCACTAATATAATTCTTCAATATCAAGTAACTAATTCTGTTTCAACTTATGGCTTAGGCTATCCTAGCAATTTTGGGCCAGAGGTTTATGCAACTGTGGAATTTACTAAAATAGCATAGAAATAAAAAATATTTGGTACTTAAAAATAAATAAAATTTCTCTTGATTGCCAGTAGTACCTAAGTATAATTGAAATTGTTTGGAGAAACTGCGATGATACAAAACAATGATTACATAATTTTCTTTTTGTCGGGAACGGTTGTCGCAGACCGTCTCCAAAAGATATTCTCCCGACAAGAAGTTTCAGCCTCATACTTAAAACGTATGGGGCTTTTTTATTCCCAAAAATCTCCCGTTTCAAAACAAGTCACGAACGATATCATGGCACGTTGCAGTAAACAATGTGGATCAACCAAGTTCTTTTGCCCTTTTCTCTTGGCCACGACCTAATAAGGTTGCATTGTATAAACGCCCTTAATTCTGTATTCCTAAAACATCACGTATTAGGGATAAAAGAAAAGGGTTTATTTAAAAAATAAAGGAGGTAAAGAAATGAGCCAAAAACAGAAAGTGCTGGATCACTTAAAAAGGTACGGTTCAATATCCACATGGCAGTGTATTACAGAATACCACATTACGAGACTAGGTGCTCACATCTGTCAACTCAAGAAAGAAGGTTATAAAATCATGGTAACCACAGAAGCAGACGGCAAGAATTGGTGGGCGAGGTACACACTATGTTAGACCTACCTAATGACAAAGCAACATTAATAATCTACATCCAGAATTATATTGAAATGCTCGATAAAAACACTTACCCGACGGGGAAACGCGAATATGTTAGATGGTGTTTAAACAAAGCGCGTGAGAAATTAAAAAAGATAAAGAAATAGCTTGACTTCCTTATTATCATATGTCATACTCGTTTTTAGGAGGTTAAGGAAATGGAAAAATTAAATTGTATCAAGTGCGGACATAGTTGGCTCCCAAGAGTAGAAAAACCAGCAGAGTGTCCTAAATGTAAAACGTACAATCATGGGGGTAAAAATGAGTCTCCTAAAAAGTCTCCAAAGCGCGTTAAGTAAGGTAGATGGCAACAATATGTTAGTAGAAGACGATCGTGGTTATGACGAATACTTTTGTGATGTTTGCAAGGGGCGTGTTTATGAAGATGCTTACAATTTCAAGCAAAAGTGTTGTTATTCCTGCTGGTATTCAGAAGCAGACCACACAAGGGCAGATGATGGTGATGCCCCGGAGGTGTCAAATGATAATCAATAAAGACTATATGTCAATCATGCGTGCCGGTAAGAATTGGACAACAATGGAAATACGAAAACAGAATGATGCAGGTATGGTTTTGGGTCTCTGTATGGGCGTAGCCCTAATCGTACTTGTTTTAGGGATGTTAATAAAATGACCCAATGGCTCGGAACGAAAGGATACCTTTGTATTATGGACTACACAGTTAAGATATGCAAACAGACCCTAAACACCAAAAAGGGCGAGGCTTACTTGTACAAGGCAGAAGAACCAGACTTTAAGGAACTCACAACGCAGGAACTAAACAAGCTGTATTTAGACGCACAGGAAATAGAAGCCCGTATCCAAACAATGTTAGCCCAAAGAGGATAAAATGGAAAAATCTCCCACAATCTCCGAATTAGCAAAAGCTTTAAACCAGTTCCAATCAAAGAGCAAAACGATAGGATATGATGCCTCAAATCCATTCTTCAAGTCAAAGTATGCGACCCTTGCCACACTCGTGTCATCTACAAGGGAAGAACTCACCAAGGAAGGGCTTTCAGTTACCCAACTCTGTGAGGATGAAGGAGCTGTTACCACAATGCTTATACACACAAGCGGGGAATTTATCAGCTCCAAGCTTACGCTCAAGCCAGTTAAGGATGACCCACAAGGGAGAGGTTCATGCCTCACTTATTCAAGACGCTACGCTTATGCCGCCATCCTTGGGCTTGTAAGTGATGATGATGATGACGCTAATGCCGCTTCAATTCCCCCAAAGAAGAAAGAAGATATTAAGCCACCCGAAGGCGTTAAGTCTATGAAAGAATTTTGCAAAGAATTTTGGGCAGAGAAATACGGCAGTTTGGACAAGTTCAATGCGTGGCTTGTAGATAACGGTGTAGAGAACTTCGATGGCCTCAAAGAGCTCGAGTATGCTGTGATATTCAACAAGATAAAGGCGATTAAGAAAAATGCCTAAGTGCCCTAAATGTCATTTCCAATGGGTAAGCACCACCCGAAGCAATCCCCAGAACAAGTATTATTTTGGGGTGGTAGTAGACATGATTTCCGAAGAAACGGGCAACGAACCAGAAGAAACCCATGAACTACTCAAACTCAAGTTCCTAAAACCAATGGGCAAGGCCAATACTACACAGTTAGACACCCGTGAATTTAACCTGTACATAGAGAAAATACAAAGGTGGGCGGCCATAGAACTTGGCTGTATAATCCCAGACCCAGTAAATGAGAAAACAAACTAAAAAATCACTAACTAACAAGCTTGACCGTGAATGTAGCCGGATAGTACGGGCAAGAGGATTCTGCGCCATGTGTAACACAGCAGACTACGAAAAACTCCAATGCGCCCATATTTATAGCCGTACTTACAGGTCAGTTAGGTGGGATTTGGACAATTTGCTTTGTTTATGCGCTGGATGCCACTTCACAAGCCACAGGAAGCCCCTAGAGCTCTCTGATTTCGTAAAAACGTACCTTGGTGAGCCTTTGTACACATCGTTGAAACTAAGGGCAACTGCGCTCAAAAGATGGACAATTCCCGATATGCAAGAACTTTTAACCACATTGGAGGCACTTTGAATCCCAACGAATCACTGCACGCAGAAGATAATCAATCAACTGGCAAGGTAATTTCTCGAGATGAATCCTGCCAGCACCAAGTGAAATAATGAGATAAACGGCATTGTTAAAGGAGGGATATGGACAGAAATAGAGCAAGAGAAATAGCTGAAAAGGTAACCAAAGAAGAACTTGTTGCCATGTTTAAAAAGGCACAAGAAGAAATTACGGATTGGGAATCCCCAAGCAGGATAAACAAGGGATTATCAAGAGGCACAGCATTTAATATTCTTTCAAAGATTGGTGATATACCATTTGACAAATATCACATATTAGCAAAAACCA